TTGCGAGTAACCCCGCACACGCTGCGCCATGCGTTTGCCACGCATTCCATGCGGATGGGTAATGATATTGAAACGGTGCGAAATTTGCTCGGGCACGATTCGATTGCCACCACCGCCATTTATTTGCACGCGGATGCGGCCGAAGGCAAAAGCCCGCTCGACAAACCAATGGCGCAACCTTTGCCCGACATCAGCGCGCTTTCCGTGCTTGCTGAGTGGTAAAAAACTTCAATCTGAAATACTAGAAAACATTTTTATGGCCGACTGGTTCAAATTCTACGAAAACGACCTTGACGAAACGCGGCTGCAATACGCCATCGCCAAGCTACCAGAAGTCGTCCCCGTTTGGGTTGGCATTCTGTCTGAATGCTGCCGCCATAAGGCGAGCACTATATCTTGGGGAAAAGACGAGATCGAGCTTTTCGGCTTCAGCCGCCGGCTTAATATTTCCATACCCAAAGTCAACGAAGCCGTCAACCTATTGCGCGAAATCCGCTATATTTCCACCCAGGACGACCACATATCTGTGATTAAGTGGGCCAAAAAACAATCTGAATACTGCCAAAAGAAGACGATGCAGCAAAACCAGACCGGCGACGCCAACCCAATTGCCCGCCGAGAAAGTACTTCCGACACACTCCCGACAGTGTCCCGACACACTCCCGACAGTGTCCCGACACACTCCCGACAGTATCCCGACAGTGTCGGCCAAGAGGAGAAGAGAGGAGAAGAGAGGAGAGGAGATACTACGACAAAGCTTCCGGCGATTTCTCCGACAAAGCCGAAAAAGCTTTCAATGGGGCAAATCTGGACGGCACAACGCCTAGAAAAAGCCTTGGGTGCGTCTTGGGTAAATGACGCCGGCAAGTGGATTAATCGCGTTAAAGAGCAAACCAAGAAGGCAGAGAGGGTATGTGCTGAGGTTGAATCAGCCATCAAAGAGGGGCGCGTGGCAACATCGCCAGCGGCGTTTGCGGAGGATACTTGGAAGCGATTCAATTAAAGGAATCTTTTTAGATTTTATGAATAGCAAGGTTAATTAACCCTCCTGTCAGTCTCTATGACTCAAAAAAACACAAAATCACACGACAAACGCACTGGTCAGCCGCGAGCGGCGTTTCCGGTGATGCAGACGATGGAAATGGCCGCAATTGCCATCGGCGCGCCGCTGAGCTTGGTGAAGGCGGCAAAGAAAAAGGGCTGCAAGGCTTTTCTGGTTTCCGGCCGCACCGACACTGGAATCCTGATTCCGTTCCTGTTTGACATGCTAGCCAAAGGCTCTGACCTACCTGACGGCTTTGCGTCCTGGAAGGAAGTTCTCGAGAGCGAAAAGGCAAAACGCGAGGCCATCAAGCGGCAAGTGGACGAGAAGAGCGTGATGCCCACATCGGAAGCCTGCCGCCAAGCTGCGGTTGCCTGCGCCTTCGTGGATTCGGAATTGCAACGCGCCGAAAATGAACTGCCGCCCGTGCTGGCGGGCTTGCCGGCGGTGGAGGTTGGAAAGATTTTGCACAGCTTTACGGAAAAGGTCAGGGCAAACGCCAAAACGAAATTTGAGGAAATTGGAAAATGAACATCTTTTCCACGGCCTACCCCGAAGCCAAGCCCGCCAGCATCATCGAATGGGCGCGCGGACTGAAAGTCAACGGCGGCAAAACGTCGTTTGACCCCGATTTCACGCCGCAGATCGTGGAGCCTATTCGCGCGATGGCCGACGCGGACACGCGCATCGGTACGCTGGTCAAGCCGGTGCAGATTGGTGGTTCAACCGCTGGTGAGGTCATGGCCGCTTATTGGGCCGCGTTTGGCTCCGGGCTGTTACAATTTAATTGGGAGGATGATCAGAAGGCCGAAGACCGCTGGAAAGACCGCATTTTGCCCGTGCTCGAATCCTGCCGCGACATCAAGCGCACCGGTCATCGGTTTGAAGAACTGATTTGCGAGGCGCGCTATCCAAACGTGACGGTTCGCTGTCAGGGTGTGTTTAATGAAAAGAGTTTGGATTCAGACACGGTGCCTTTGCAGATCAATGAAGAAATCCACTCATGGAAACCGGGATTTTTAGGCAAGGCCCGAAGACGGCAAACGCGCGTCTGGAATGCAAAAGCCTTTGACATCAGCAACGCCAGCAATGTCGGCGACCAGTTACACCAAGCATATGAAGACGGAACGCAAGAACAATGGGAAGTCCACTGCCCGAAATGCGGCGGTTGGCACGAAATGCGTTTTCGATTTAATCCCAACAAACCGGAACTTGGCGGGCTTCGTTGGGACAGTGACGGATGCAAGCTGGAAAACGGACGGTTTAATTACAACCGCTTGGAGCGAACAATCCGTTATCAAATGCCATGCGGTTACGAAGTGCGAGATTTCGCCGCCGAGCGTCGGGCATTGTCTGGTCGTTACTCTGCACCCCACAACGAAGGCGCGCACGTCTCGCACCGTTCGTGGAACTTTGAAGGCATCACCTGCGACGCCATTAAATGGCTGACGCTGATTCAAGAATGGCATGGAGCTATCCGCGCCATGAAGCACGGCGACACTGAACCAATGCGCCGGTTTAGGACAGAGCGCGAATGTGGCTTTTGGTCAAAGGAAATGCTGCCCTACTCAGGCACAATCATTTACAACTCCGCATTGAAGAAAAACCGCGACGGCATGAAAAACGCCATCATGCGGACGGCAAAATTTGACTGGCAGGCCGGATACAAAGCCAAAGGCGAGCTTGAGCATTATTGGGGCATCATCATGGACGTGGACATTGACGCCAACTCGCAACTGGTCTGGGAGGGCAAAGTTCAATCCGAAGCGGAACTGTTGGCCGAATTAGACGCGCACGACGTGCCGCGCGTCAATTCATGGATTGATTGCACGGGCGTGCAGAAAAAACGCATCCTGCAATTTTGCTACCAAAACGGATTGAACGCCGTAAGCCTCGATCAATCGCGGCAACAAGGATTTTTGCACGCCGACAAGGTGCGGCGGTTTTACTCCCCCGGCAAACCCATTTTTCGGGAGTTGAACACCATTCCTGTTCACGAACCAATCCGCAAGCGCGATTTGAAAACGGGCAAGGTTGAAGAAATCCCGCACCCCGAAGAACCGACGGTGGTTGAACTTCACAAGGCCGGCTTGCTGCAAAATTATTTTTTCATCCGCAACATGAAAGCGATGGTGATGAAAGAAAACGCGCAAGCTACACCTGCCGATTACATCAGCATCGAGATTCCAGATGACGTTTCCGAAGACTTCAAAAAAATGCTGGAATCGTGGGAGGTGGTGCCGGGGCATCGCGGCAGCGCCAAAGATGAAAGCGTTGACGGTTTCCGACCGAGAAGCAATTTCGATCACCAGCTAATGACGATGGCTTATCATTGCTTTGAATTGGAATGGAAGATGCACCCGACTTTGAGCATGACCTTGCTTGGCGCGCGGCTCGCTGCGCTGGGCGTCGCACCAACAAAAAACACACAGACAACCGAAAATCAATGACCACTCAAAAATTACTCACGCGCAAAGACATTGCGCAAATCCTTGGCATCACCGTTCGCCAAGTGAAAGACAACGAAAAACAGCTTGGGCTGACGCAGTTTCGCGCCAAGCTCAATTCGCGTTGCCTGTTTTATCAGGGCTGGAAAGTTATGCCGCATTTGGCAAAGAAAGGGTTGGTGTGTGAATGATTCCCGTCCCGCAATCTATCGGCGATTTGTTGACGCGCGCCACCCGAAGGCATTGCGAAACTAATCAAAAAATGACGATGGAATGTGATTCAAGCTATTTGCATTCATTCGTTTGTGTTGTTTGCCAAAAAGAACGAGGAGAGCAACACCGACGAGAGCCAAACTCAAAAGTTTGTTTGATTTGCTCAAAGCAGGCCGGTTTCGATTACTAAGACCTTTCCCGCCCCAACTCGTCCCTTTCCGTATCTTATAACCTTACCACATTAGGCGCATAGTCGCTTTGTGGTACACATTCAGGCTGATAAGAAGCTCGCGCAGCTTCGGCAAATCCTCCTAGTTGGGGCCGTTTCCGCGTCGCAAAAAGTCTTTGACGCCCTTCTCGGTTTTCAAACGCAGGTCAACGAGCAAAATTTCCAAGTCGGTCGCCAGTATTCCAGCACTTCGGGCAATGGCCAATCCGCGTCTTATTCCATGCTCAACGCTGGCTCGCAATGGACGCAGGAAAACGTCTTTGCCATGTCGGAAGAATACTTCCGCATTCTGGACGACACTTTGGTCGCTAACCCGTCACTGACCGATGACGGCAACCCCGCTTCGACGACCGCCATTTTCAACGCCATGCGTTATGACGACCGGCTGCGCACGGTGACGCGGCGCGGTCTGGATTCAACGCTGCTCGGCTTTCCGCAAGTCGGCCAATTGGGAGGCCCAGCGTGAAAAACTTTTTTCGCAAATACCTGCCGACGCTTTCCCGCCTGTTTTCCCGCGTCACCAACCGGCTGGAATCCGCTTACCAGCAGTGGGGTTTTCGCCGCTGGCTGCAAACCACGTTTCAAGATGCGCGCTTTGAATTTGATTTCGCCGCCGTCCGCGAAGTTTGCCGGAAGCATCTGGACTTGGTCGAGAACACGCCAATTGTCGCCAAGATTCGCAACCTGAAAATTCAGTTTGCGGTGGGTGTTACCGGCTTGCGCGCCATTCCGAACGCCAGCGATCAATCAATGGACGCTGAGGCGCTGGAAGCATGGAACGAAACGCGCGCCGTGCGTTGGGAAAATTGGGCCAAGTCGCCCGAATTGGGCAGCAACCTTTCGCTGTCGGAATTGACGATTCAGTGGGAAGGCAGTTTGTTCGACGTTGGCAACGTGCTTGTTCAAAAAACCCGTGACGAGCAAGGCAGGCCCAAGATTCAGACGATTGATTTCCTGCGGCTGCAAACTCCGCCACAACTCGCGCACCTCGAAAACAAAGAAATCATCCAAGGCGTCCGCTTAACGAAAATTCGCGTGCCGGCAAAAATTGACGGCAAGATGACCACGCGCGAAGTCATCACCGGCAAGCCGGCGAGTTATTTCATTCGTGACGAGTTCGACGAAACGATTTTTGCGGAAATTCCCGCCGACCAAATCATCCACAAGTTCCGCGCCATTCGCCCCGGCATGATGGTTGGCTTGCCCGAAGCTTATTCGGTCATCAACAAAATCATTGATTATACCGACCTGCACATTCTTGAAATGGGCGCGTCCAAACTGGCTGGCCAGATTGCAAATGTTCACAAAACACCGTCAGGAGAATTTGACACCCAACAAAGTCGCCGCACGGGCATGAAGTTGCAGACGCAGGGCGCGTCGGGAACGGTTGCCACCAAAGGTTATTCGGATTTTTACGAGGTCAGCGTTGGCGCGGCGGATTACTCCATTCCCATTGGCAGCGACATCAAAAATTTCATCATCGAGCGCCCAACCGTCGCCCAACAAGATTACTGGCAGCACATCATCAGCGAAATCTGCGCTGGGTACAACGTGCCCAAGCTTTTGGTGTTTCCGTTTTCGCTGCAAGGCACCGTCACGCGCGCCGACCTCGACGTTTGCGCCAACGCCTTCCGCGCCGACTTTGAATTAATAGCGTCCATTGTGCGCGAGATTTACGAGTGGCAAACCTCTTGGGCTATCAAGTGGGATCGCGGCATGGACGGCAAGATTCCATCTGACCCGTTTGGCTGCGTTATTCGCCCGCCACGCTCGCCCAACGTGGACATCGGATACACCGCCAAAGCGCTCGAAATCGAATTGCGGCTTGGTGTTAAGTCTCTGCAAGACGTTTATGCCGACCAAAACAAAGATTGGCGCGTCGAATTGCGGCAAATCGCGGAATCAATGGCGTTTATCAAACGGCTGGAAACGGAATTTGGCTTATCCCCTGGGCAATTGAGCAGCTTGGAAGTTCCTGAGCCGATTCAAGACCCGACCAACAAACCCGACCAGCCCGCCGGCAACGGTGAAGGCAGCGAAGCATCACCCGAAGCGAAAGGAGTTCACCATGCCGTTTAATAATATCGTCCGCGCCAAAAAAATCCCGCAGGCCAGCATCAAGGCCGGCTTGATAGCGGAGATTACCGGAGAAAACCGATTTGAAGTCCGCAACGATGGCGAGATTTCCGAAATTCATTTGGCCGGCTCGGTTGGCAGTTCTTGGTTTGACGACAGCGGCATCACCGAGGCCGAAGTCAAGCTGGCCCTTGCGCAAATTCCGAAAGGAAAAAAAATTCATGTCCACATCAATTCCGAAGGCGGCAGCGTCCAAGAAGGACTTGGCATCTACAACACATTCAAAGCCCGCAGCCAAGACATTACCGCATTTATTGACGGCTACGCGCTTTCAATCGCTTCCGTTTTCCCGCTTGCGGCCGGAAAAGTTGTCAGCCCGAAGTCTGCCATTTGGATGATTCATCAGGCGTCGTGCGGTTGCTATGGCAACTCCGACGAAACGGAAAAAACCACCAAGATGCTCCGTGAGCATGACTCCATGCTTTCGGAAATTTACGCCGCCGAAACCGGCAAAGGCACGCCGGAAAGCTGGCTGGCTGACATGAAGGCCGAAACATGGAAACGCGGCAGTGAAGCCGTGGAATACGGCTTGGCCGATGAATCGGACGATACCGCCGACGCCAGCAACGCTTACAAGCCCATGCCGCAAGCGTGGCTTGACCGCTGCAAAAACATTCCCGCCAACATTTTGAACGCGCTTCGCGTTCCGTCAGCCCCTGCCAATGGGGACACCAAAACGCCGCCGGCCAATTCCGCGCCGGCAAATATCCAACCGCCTATCACGGCGGGCGCTGACGATACTTCCGCCGCTGCAAAAACGGCGGGCAACCAACACCAACACCAACCCACACACCAAATGGACAAAAACAAAATTGTTGCCCTGCTCAAAACGCACGGCATCGGAGCGAAGGCCGATTGGACGGACGAGCAGTTTGAAACTGCCCTGACCAATCTCGCCAAAACCAACAACGCCGCCAAGCTTGAAGCCATCGAGGCCAAGCTGGAATTGGCTGAAAACCGCCGCATCACGGACAAGGTTAAAACCTATGTCTCCGCGCAGAAAATCACGAACGCAGAAGTTCCGATTTTCGTGTCTGCCATGAAGGCCGACGAAGCTGGCACCGTCAAAATCCTTGACGAAAAAGAAATCGTTTTGGCTGGCGGCGACCCGATTGGTTTCAACCGCATTGAAGGCGGCAGCGACTTTACACCGCTCGCCGGCCGCCCGACCGAAATGGTCGCCAACGTGTTCAAAGCGCACACGACCCCCGAAGCGCGCTACAACGCTTTCAAAGAAGCGTTTCCGCAGATGCACGCGGATGCTATCGCCAAAGACCGCCGTTCCGGTGTTCGCAACGAAAACAGCTTTGCCGCCGGCATCACGACCAACTTCCTCATTCAAGGTGCCATCACCAAGCTGGGGCCGCAGGTCGCCGCGCTCAAAGCGTTCAGCCGCGACAACTCGGTTGACCCCTACAAGCCCCTCGCCACGGGTGTTCAGAAGTTTAATACCACCGTGCAAGACGGCAGCGACACGCTCACCAATGCCACGGACTTTTCTGCGGGCGGCGACAGCACGTTGACTGGGCCGACCATTGCGGTCAACCAATACACCCAGA